AAATCCCAGAAGGTGCTCAGACCACTGCTGCTGTTACTGATAAGAAAAAGCCTAAGAAGAATCTCAAGATCAGTACCGCTGGAACAGCTAACCAAGCTGGTTCTGGTCTCAACATCGGAGTCTGATTATGTGTGGCGGTGGAAAAAGGAAGCGCGAAGAAGTCCGCGCTAAAAACAAACAGAAAAGACTGGACAAGGAGGCAGAGCGGAAGCAGCAAGAGCTTGATCGCCTTGCGCGCCGCCGCGTCACTTTGGCTCAGCAGCAGCAAGCGCAGTCAGTTGCATTGCAGCAACAAATGACTGACCAACAAGCGGTTCAGCGCAAAAAGGTTGCAGGGTTAAGGTCACAACAAAGCAACAATTTGTCGGCGCTTGAATCCGAGCAACAAAAAAAGGCTGCTGGTTTGGCAACGGCTCAAGCTGCAAATGTCCAAAGGATGGCGGCTGATCAAGCCGTAAAGATTGGAGGCATTCGATCAAGAGGCCAAGCGGTTTCGTCATCGCTGAGCATTCTTTCTGAACAGCAGCCAATGGCTCCTTCTGCTGCCAGGTCAAACCCAAAGACTCGCGGGAAAGGCGCAGCATCAACTGCTGCACAAGTTGCTCGTGGCTCAAGCCGTAATCGTGGCCCCAATCTTTCGATCTAATCATGCGTAAAACTGCTGCTCAACGATACGAAGACCTGGCTTCTGACAGGGACTATTACTTGAGTCGTGGCAGGGCTTGCGCTCGGCTGACGATTCCGTATCTCATCCCCACCAGTTCAGAGCCAGTTGCTAATACCAAGGAGACCTATCCGGTCCCATGGAATGGCATTGGTGCCAGAGGTTGTCTCAACCTTGCAAGCCGAATGCTGTTGGCCCTTCTGCCTCCGACACAGCAGTTTTTCCGTTTCTCGCTGGATGAAGCCGAGCTAAATGCTCAAGGTGTTAGCCCAGAGCAAAAGTCCGAGTTTGAAATGGCCTTGAGCCAGATTGAGCGCCAGGTGCTCCGAGAGATCGAGGCCAGTAATGACCGTGTGGTTTTCCATGAGGCTTTGCTGCACCTCATCGCCGGTGGCAATGCGCTGCTTTATGTAGCGCCAGAAGGATTGCGTTGTTTCCATCTCAATCGCTACGTCTGTCAACGGGATCCGATGGGAAATCCATTGGAAGTAATTACGTGCGAAGAACTAGCTGTAGAAACCCTGCCGCAAAAGGTGCAGGACATGGTGCGGAATCCTGAAGAGGACGATGACATCACCAGTGGCTTGATTGATGACATTGCACAGCCAGTGCCACGCCGTAATTCTGGTGACACCGTTCGGATCTATACCTATGTCACTTGGGAACGAAATAGCCAAGGGAAGAAAGGCACAGTCAAGTGGCACCAGGAGGTCAACAACAAGATCATTCCTGGTTCGGAGGGTCGTGCTCCAGAGGACGTGAACCCTTGGATGCCTCTGCGGATGACGCGCAGCGATGGGCAGATGTATGGCATCAGCTATGTGGAAGCCGCAGCCTTAGCTGATCTTCAAACCGTAGAAGCGTTATGCCAAGCGATCGCAGAAGGAAGCCTGGCAAGTAGCAAGGTTTTGTTCTTGGTTAAGCCTTCTGGAGTTACCAAAGCAGCCAATTTGGCTAATGCTCCAAACGGTTCATTCGTCACAGGAGACCCGAATGATGTGATGGCTTTGCAGGTTCAGAAATCCACTGACCTGCAAGTTGCAATGCAAGGCAAAAGTCAGATTGAAGCCAGGCTGTCACAGGCTTTCATGCTGGCTGATGTGAGAGATAGTGAGCGCACAACGGCGGAAGAGGTCCGCTTGCAAGCGTTGCAAATTGAGAACTCGCTGGGGTCGATCTACAGCATTTTGCAGACCGAATTTCAGGTGCCTTATGTCTCCCGCAAGCTTGACATTCTCCAACGTGAGAAGAAGGTGCCCAAGCTGCCAAAAGAGTTGGTTAAGCCTGTCATGACTGTGGGCCTTGCCGCAGTTGGTCGTGGCAACGATTTGGAGCAGCTAGTAAGGTTTACGACAACGCTTGGTCAGACAATGGGGCCAGAAGGATTACAAACCTATCTGAAACCATCTGAGCTGATTAAGCGCCTTGCCTATTCCATGGGCATCGACACTGTTGGTCTAATCAAGACCGATGAGGAGCTTGCTCAGGAACAGCAAGCAGCACAACAACAGCAACAGCAGCAGATGCTGATGCAGTCAAAGTTGGCTGATCCATCAAACGTGGCTGATGCAGCACAAACTGCTCAGAACATGCAAATCCAATCTGAAAACCCTGAACCTCAACCTCAATGAGTCCTGAAATCGGTAGAGCCGTAATTGCTGATCCTCAGCCTTTTGTTGAAGGATCACAGACCGATACTTCACCTCAACTGACTGTTCCTGAAGGCGAAAAAGGCGGGATGGTTGGCCCCGGTCAAGAGGGAATTGTTGAAGAGTTTGCCAAGGAGCAGGAACAACTTCAGGAAGAAGAAGCAATCCTTGGCAAGTTCAAGTCTCCCCAAGACTTGGCGAAAGCCTATGCGGAGCTTCAGAGGAAGATGGGTCAGCAATCTGCTGAGCCTCAGGCTGAGCCTGCCACTGAACCTGAAGCAGCCGAAACGCCTGGCTATTCCGCTGACCAAGCCAGTGAGGTCTATGGCAAAGAAGCCGTTGAGCTTCTTGCTGGCAAAGGAGTCAATCTCGCTGAATTGATGTGGAACGCCGATCAAGGCGCTGACATATCAGAGCATTACGACACGCTCGCTGAAACTTTCAAAGTGCCAAGGCAAGTAGTGGAGAACTACGTGTCAAAGGCGCAATCCGCCCCGTCAACTGGCGAGGCGGGGTTGTCTGATGCTGATGCAACAGAGCTGCTGCAAAGTGTTGGCGGCCAAGAAAACTTTGATCAACTGAGTGGCTGGGCCAAGGTGAATCTTCCAGCAGAAGAACTAGCCAGCTACAACGCTGTCGTGGACTCCGGCAACAAAGAGGCCATCAGTTGGGCATTGAAGGCAATGCAGGCCCGTCAGGTGGCTCCTGACGCTGTTGTGGAGCCACAGCTCTACGGGGGCGGATCACCAACAGACACGGTGGTCAGGTTTGAAAGCCAGCAGCAAGTCCTTGATGCAATGAATAAACGCAATGACAGAGGTCAGCGTTTGTACGATGTTGATGAGGCTTACAGGAATAAGGTCGCGATGATATTGCACGCTTCCCCTGACTTCTAGTAAGTTGTTGTCAGACAGCAACCGGAACTGGGTAAGCCCGAAAGGATAACTTGCAGCCAGGGAGGAATGGGCGGTCAAACAGAACCAAAACTATTCCTCCGAAAAATCTAATCATGGCTACTCCTCCTGATGTTGCCTTGCAACGCTTAGGCCAGATTAAGGGTGCCGCTTCTACGTGGGGCCCTGGCCTGAATGGCGTCGATGCAGATCGCGCCATGTTCCTCAAGCTGGGAAGCTCTGAGGTTCTTGATGCGTTCATGACTAATTGTGTATTTAAGGGCAAAACTCGCGAAAGAAATATTCGTGGAGGCCGCTCTGTAGCATTCCCAATTACTGGGAAAATGAGTGCTAGATATCATCAACCTGGCACACAAATTTTAGGACAAGGCAACAATCCTTCTGATATTAATCAGCGAGTGATTGAACTTGATGCCTTGATGATAGCCGACGCAGCTATTTATCAAGTAGATGAGTTGATGAATTTTTATGATATTCGTCAAATCTATACAACTGAGCTCGGCAGGAGTTTAGCGTATGAGTACGACAAGCGTGTTGCGCGTATACTTTACGCCGCCGCTAGTAATACAACAGAGCCTCTTGCAAAAGATCCTCTCAACGCTGGAAGGACAGGCCAGCTCATTGATCTCGGTGACAACGCTGCTACTTTTGACGCCAAAACACGTCAAGCTCGTGGCGACATGTTGGTTGATGCCATCTTCGATGCCCGTGTTGGCTTCGAGACTAAAGATGTCAGCATCGACAACATGTATGCGGTGTTCTCTCCTGACGATTACTACTGCATCACGCAGTCATCCCGTGCAATCAACACCGACTTCAACGGTGGTGGTGGCAACGGCACAATCGCTCAGGGCGAAACTGCAAAAGTTGCTGGCATTCCTCTGTATTCCAGCAACCACGTCACCCAGGCTGCATATACAAATGTCGCTGGTGATGTGAACCCTGATTACGCTCAGGATCTGTCCAAGGTTCGTGGCTTTGTTTTCCACCGTGACGCTGTTGGTGTCGTGTCTCTTCTGAGCCCTTCATTGCAACTCACAGGAAACGAGTTCCGCGTTCAGTACCAGTCTGATCTGATGGTCGCCCGTCAGGCCCTTGGAATGGGTCAGCTTCGCGCTGAGTGTGCTTGCGCCATCTCTGTCTCCTAAGCTGACTTAGGAGATGGGGAGCAAGGGGTCAGGGAGCTGGCCCCTTTTTTCATGCGCCATAGACTGTGTGCAACGTCCCCGTAGTTGTCCATGGGCTTAGTTCAACAGACAAGAGCGCCAGGTCGAACGACATTGCTAGACGCGGTGAATATCTGCCTGGAGAACATTGGGGAGCAGCCGGTAGATAGCCTCGAAAACGAACAGATTCAAGACGCCAGGGTTGCCGAAAGGACTCTTCTTGAAGTGCATAAGCAAGAGCAGGTTCGTGGCTGGAGCTGGAATAAGGAGTACGCCTATCCCTTCTCCAGGGACTCGCTTGGTCAGATCCGAGTACCTGAGACGGTGGTCGAGTTCAGCCCAAACCCATACGAATGGAATGGCCGGTTTCAGCTAAGGGGTTCAAGGGTTTACGACCTTTTGAACAGGACGTATCAGATGGATCCAACCATCAATCAAATAACGGCGGATGTTGTTTGGATGTTGTCTTGGGACGACGTGCCAGAGGCGTTCAATCGTTTCGTCACGATCAGGGCAGCTCGCGTTTTTTCTGATCGGACGTTGGGATCTGAAGCCTTGTTCAAGTACACGTTGAAAGATGAACAGGACGCCCAAGCGTTGCTGATGCAAATGGAGCTGACGCAAGAAAGCCCAAACATGCTGACCGGCAACTATTCGTTCCCGACATACCAGCCTTCAAATGGATTGATGAACCGTCGAGTTTCAACTGGCTCTTCAATCTTCTAATGAAAAACATTGCGTTCACAATCCCGAATTTAATTCAAGGGGTTTCGCTCCAGCCGGATGCGCAGCGTGACCCAAGTCAAGGTGCAATACAAATCAATGGCGTCTCCTCGATTGCGGAAGGATTAAGGAAGCGCGACAGCAGCAGAACCCTTGCCAAGGTCAGCGACACACCTTTTGGCGATGCGTTTTTTCATACGATTCTTAGGGACCAGCAAGAGGAATACATCGCTGTTATTACCAGCAATGGGGTTCAAGTATTTGACCTAGCTGGGAATCCAGTCAATGTTGTTCAAGACTCTGGCGCTTACAGCTATTTGAGCGGAGTTACTGATGCACGTCAGCAGATTCGGGCCGTAACAATTGCTGATTTCACATGGATCAGCAACACAACAAAGGCCACAGCAATGGACTCGGCCACAGCGCCAGTCAGCAGCAGGCCACCTCATGAGTGTTTGGTTTGGATTAAGCAGGCTGCTTATGGCAACGAGTACGTCCTAAACATCAACGGGTTTGAAGCCACTGTCCAGACCCCTGTAGCCCCAGTCGTCAGCAATGGGACGACTGTCACTGAGAACAGAATCAGTAGTGAAGGAATTGCCGAGCAACTGATAACAGCGCTGGGCACCGCTGGCTTGACGGGCTACACGCTTGAACAATCAGGCTCAGTGATTTGGGTTTGGGGAACAAGCCCAATCACGGTCAAAGCAACTGATGCCAAAGCAAACAGCACGATTACTGCAATTCTTGGCGAAGTTCAGTCTTTTATCGAACTGCCAACAATTGCCCCTGAGGGCTATCAGGTCGAGATCACAGGAGATCCGGGGACCGCATTCGATAACTACTACGTCGAGTTTGAGCCTCGCAGCGGAACATTTGGCGAAGGAGCCTGGGCTGAAACGGTAAGCCCTGGTGTCGAGTACAAAGTTGATCCACTAACGATGCCTCACGTCCTGATTAGGACGAACTCAACTCCACTGTCGTTTTGGTTTGGCCCGGTAAATGGCCAAACGGTAAACGGCATCCCTGATGGAGTCCCTGAATGGGGGCAACGTACTGCTGGCGATTACGACACAGCTCCTGATCCTTCATTCATTGGTTATGCGATTAACGACATCTTTATCTACAAGAACCGGCTTGGATTCTTGGCTGATGAAAACGTTGTCCTCAGCAGAGTTCGAGAGTTCTTTGAGTTTTTCCCTGAGACGGTTACGACTGTTCTGGATACTGACCCTATTGATGTCATTGCTAGCAATAACCGTGTTTCGGTCCTTCGCTACGCAGTTCCTTATCAAGACGAGCTGATCCTCTTTTCCAGTCAGATCCAGTTCAGATTTAACGCTGCTGAGACTGTCCTGACTCCAGCGACAGCGCAGATCACAGTACTGACGCAGTTCGATGTTGATGTTGAGGTGAGGCCACAGCAGGCAGGCGGTGGCATCTTTTTCATGCAGTCCAACGGCCAATGGTCGCAGATGCGTGAATTTGCTGTGCGGGGTGCAGGAACAGCGTTGACTGCCGATGCTGCGGACTTGACTGGCTACGTCAGCTCATACATCCCTGACGAATGCTTCAAGCTCACAGTCAATGACGCTGGAAATTCGGCGTTTCTGATCAGCTCCAGGTACGGCGCGGATGGAATTGACTACCGCAAACGGATCTATACATACAAATGGTTTCTGCGAAATACGGGCAGCGGTCCTGAGCGTGTACAGAACAGCTGGAGTTATTGGGAATTTGGAGCAGACGAGGTTCTTCAGGTCGTTTGCATCAGGGAGATTCTTTATTGCTTAATGCGTTATGGCGACAAGGTTTATTTAGAAGCCATATCCGTTCTTGATCGAGCGGAGGAACCCAGTAACGGGTTGCTGCCAGTTCTTCTCGACAGGCTTGTAAGCAGCACTTCAGCGACTCCAGTTGCACTAAAGATTGCGCCAGGCGTTTACAGCGAGCAAACACGCGAGACCACATTCACCTTGCCTTATGTCGCCACAAATGAGATTCAGATGTGGTCGGCTTATAACAACAGTGGAAGCGGCAAGCCTGGCCCAGTCCTTTTGGGTTCAACATCGTCTGGCACGACAATTACGGTAAGAGGTGATTGGTCAGCAGCAGACGTTTGGGCTGGAGAGAAGTACGAATTTCGTTATCGCTTTTCGCGCTTCAAGTTGATGCAAGATATTGGTGGCGGTAAAGCGCCTCGAAACGTGGTTCGAACCCAAATCCGACAGGCAAAGTTGGGTTATCACGAGACAGGATTTTTTCAAGCAAAGACGATGCCGGAGCATCGCTCTCCGGGCCTTTATACCTTTGATGCAACAGTCTTGGCAGTTAGGGAATCAAAGATTGGGGACACGTCTCCAATAACAGAGTCACAACAGCGTTACTACGAGGGCGTATTTAACATTCCGATTATGGGTCGTGGTGATCGCGTCCTGGTGGAGCTGTTGAACGACACCCCGCATCCGTGCAAGTTTTCAACTTGCGAATGGATCGGTGGCATGACCAGCCGTTCAGGGGCGAGCTGATGCAGTGGATCATGGAGCCATCGGTCAGTGATGCCATGGCGATTGCCGATAACCTCAGACCAGAAGACGCCACTGAGGTAATGCTGAGTCATGGGATGAGCCCACACGAAGCGGTTAAATCGAGCTATTGCGACTCAGATATATGCCGTGGGATTGCAAGCGATGAGGGTGTTCCTGTTGGTCTCTGCGGGGTCACAGACCATCGCATTTGGATGCTGGGAACTCCTGAGCTGACAGCAACACGTAGGGGCAGGTGGCAGTTAATCGTCGAGGGGCGAAAATGGGTTGATAGTTGCTTTGAAGAAGTGGGTGGACCGCTGTTTAATCAGGTGTATTCCAAGAACGCTGAGTCAATTCGTTGGCTAAAAATGCTTGGCTTCACTGTTGACATTCCCAAACCAATTGGGAAGTCCGGCGCTTTGTTCTGTGATTTCTGGAGGAACAGCTAATGATTGTTATTAGCCCCTTGGTTTTGGCCGCAGGGTCAGGTGCTCTGAATTTCGGGATGGGGATGCTTGGCAACCAAGCCAAGCAACAGGAATACCTCAACCAAAAGGCGCAACGTAAGGCCAGCTCCGAGTTTGCTTCGTGGTCTGCCTCTCAACAGCAGCAACAGACAGACCTCAACAATCAATATTCCTATTGGCAGCAAAAGGTCAACTATGGCCAAGAGGTTGTTTACGCCAATCAGCTGCGCAACTTTGAGCTAGCTAGATCTATTGATCAGGCTGAGTTAGTTGCACAGGCCAGGGCTGGCGCTGGTGCCAACTTCATGCAGGCCAGTGAGGCCACGGCTGAGGCATTTAGCCAGCAGTCAATGTCTGATGCTGTGTCGTTGATGCAGTACAGGCAGCAAGCATTGCGAGCCCAAGCGACAACAGCCGCTGGATTAAATGCTGGTGCCAGCAGTGATCGCTATCTAAACGACTACGACAAGCAGGCCGGCGATATGGCGACACTCATGATGATGAACCAACAGTTTCGAGATCGGCAATACACCAGAGACCAGGCAGGAAATATTGCCAACTACCTGAATCAATACAACAGCCAGCAGCTCTATGAAATGCAGGACATTCAGGATCCGATCATGCCGTTTGCTCCATTGCCAACGCTGGTCAATCCTGCTGGTCCGTCGTTTGTTGGCGCTGCCCCAAGTGCATCAACAGCGTTCTTGGGTTCTGCGCTTGGCGCTGTAGGGGCTGGCATCAATACATACAACTCACTTAAGCCGTACACCAATTCAGGGAGGAAGGACTGATGCCAGCACCACAGCGACTAGGCGCAGGTTCACTGACGCCATCTGCCAGGCCCGTCTCCAACTTCTTGCAATTCAAGAATGACGGCGACCCGGCCCAACCCACCAGGCCAGCCCAGCTCGGCCAGGTGAGTGGCGTCAATGTCATTCAACGGCAAGCCGATCGGTCAGTTCAAGGCGTTAATCCAATCGCAGAGTTGACAGAGGCATTGAAGCCTTTGACTCAGTTGTATGACTATGGCGCTGAATACTACGCATCAGCCCAATACAAGCGTGGTCAGAACGAGATTCTTAAGGCTGCAAGCAATATCAATCGCGACACAATCAGAAAGTCAATTGAATATGCAAAAGACAACCGAGATGTCAGCGCGGTAAACCCCGTGGCCGGCGTTTTGATGGATCAGGCTAATCCATTTAGGCAGGCGGGCCGTGTCAACCAAGCCAGTCAATTTGTTGCAAGCAAGGCGCAAGAGCAGTTTCGGGGTGCATGGGCAAGCCAAGGGTCAAACCTTGCCCAGCTGGACCCGTCAGACAACGCAATAACGGCTATTGAATCCAGAGTCACCAGTGATCTGGCCGGAGCGTTTGGTCTGGATGAGTTCAGCCCTGGCTTCCAAGAATATGCCATCCCCGAAATCAACAAAGGATGGGAGTGGCTGAGAGAAAAACAAAACACAGCTCACGTTAAATATCAGAAAGAGGTTGGGGCTAGGCAGACAGGAACATTTCTAAGCAACAAGTTGATGACGGGAGCGTCTGACGACAACATCATCAATTTCCTTGCTGCTCAATCCGCAAGCTATGGCTTAGTTGGCGAGCCAGTGGAGATGGCAAAAAAGGCATACCTTCACTCCGCCGATATTCTTAATGCGGCAATGGCTAGCCCGGATAGCAGGCAAAAAGCCACGCTCGCCTTGAGAAGGTTGATGAACCTGCCAAGTGGGATTCCAGGCTTAAACGTGGCAGCGGCCTATGGCGAGGAAATCGTCAAAGGCCAAGCGGCTAGCAGTAGAGACATCAAGACCCTGCGCGATAACAAGCAGGACGCGATGGCGTTTGAGGTTGAGCAGCAGTCTGGCGATTGGTTTGGCTTTGCTCCAGGCAGCCCTGAGTGGCAAGAACAAGACGCAACGCTTGCGGAACAATATCCAGAGCTTTCTCCCATCAAGCGTCGGCAGCTCATGCTTGATGCTGCTAAACAAAACCTTGAATTTCAAGAGCTCAATGTTGACACGATGAGCCTTGAGCAGTTCTACGCAACTGCGGAAGACCCTGGGTATGACGAAGGAACATTTAGGAGAAAAGCGGTACAGATCAGAAGCGGTCTTCCTACAGCAGCAGCGCAAAAAGAATTTGAAACACGAGCCAACACTATTATTGAACGAAAACGCCGACAGCGCAGTGGTGAACTGGATTCCACGACTTCGACGAATCAGATTAATAACGGGGTAGAACGTGCAATAAGACTGAGGCTAGGGGAAGACGGCTTGGCAATGATTAACTCAGCAAAGAATGCAGGTATACCAATCTCGGACTATATTGCCATGCAAGATATAAATGAAACTCGCGGGATACAGCGGTTTAGGGCTTACATAACAGAGCAAGGCGAGAACGCAATCATTGCCGAAACTGCGAAAAATGGTGGCATTTTGCTACCTGGAAGGCAGTCACAGATCTGGGTCGAAGTTACCGAGAAAGCTCTTAAAGACAAAGAACTAATGGACGCATTAATCCCTGTCGAGGGACTACCTGCCCCTGCTGCCCCTGCGGCTTCTTTGTCAGATCCGCCGCCTGCTCCGGTATTGCCGCCGAAGTTCTTCAGCCCTCAGGGACCAGTGCCGCAAGAAGTGATTGATAGCGGTGCTCCGATTTACAACCAGCAGTCAACAATCGAAATGCTGCAAACGATGCGGGATGGGGGTCCAGTCCCCGCAAGCGTCCGCAGGGCAGCAACAGCATCCGGCATGACGCCAGGCGAGTTCCTGCTGGAAAACGCCAATCGCCTTGGCTTACCTGTGCCGCCCGACATCCGCCGAAAGGTCAAGCAAAACAGCAATCAAGCTCAAGGCGTTTCCAACTCATTCGCTACTGCGGCCCCTACTGGGAATGGGCCAATGGCCATTGCAACGAGAGCATTCGTTGACATCCTCACGCCCCCAGCAAGAGCAGCCACAAGGCAGCCCACATTTGATTCCAGGCTTGGAGCTCCTGCGAAATTAAGCAGCTTCCGGCCCCAGGTGTCGTCGATCACTTACGACACAAACCAGTCAGGCATTGATGTGTTTTTCGAGAACAAGCAATTCCCTGCTGTGCTGCCTGGCCGTGTCAAAGAAGTCAATTTTCAGGGTGGCGATGACAGCGGTTATGGCAATTTCATCGTTGTCGAAAGTCGCGACCCAGCCACTGGTGCTGTTGTTGATGTCCTCTATTCACACCTCGCAAATGCTTCGACGTTGAGGGCAGGCCAGCCAATCGAGGCAGGTCAGATCATCGGTCGTCAGGGAGGCACAGGACGTGTCCGGTCAGCCGATGGAACCATCGCATCGATTGACTTCTTGGCTCCTGCCCCTGCTGGGAGCAACAGCATGACGCCTTACTCCAATTACGACCAACTGCGTCGGTCCATCGCTCAACAACTCGGGAATTAATCATGCCTTGGACAACTGACTCAAACGGCAAGAGCGTCTGGGAAGGCAGCTATCCCGACGCGACAACGCCATTGCCTGAAACTGCAACAGCAACGAAAGCACCTCCTCGACAAAAGCCTGAAAGGGTTACGCCAAATAAGCCGTGGTGGGAGCAGTTAAAGGATGCAGCGGTTGATGTCGTTGAGGACGTTGCCCCCGCATTGAGATATGCGCCAAACGTAGGCGAAACAATCGAAGGGCTTACGCAAGGCAAGATGCCGGGGTTTATTGATCGTGCCGTAAACGATGCTCAATACGAGCTAAACCAGTTATCAAGCCCAGAGACAGCTTTGCCTCGGCTGACGCATTTAGCGATTAAGAACAATCCTGCGACTCAATATCTCCCTGACGATTTAGGCAACACTGTTTCGCTGGGTGGCGCTAAAGCCACGGCAAACGTTGCCAAGTCAGTGCTGGATGGTGGGGGAGGACTGACACCAGCAAGAGAAGGTGCCATTGATCAGGTGCTTGATGACTATTACGTCGCGACTCAAGAGTCAAAGCCTCCGTCAGAGATGACCCCTGACGAGCTTTCTGGCGACGACATGAGATCCAGCTTGGTGCTGAATACAGCGTTGGCCGTTGGCGGTGGCGCTGTTTTTGGTGCCATTGGGAAGGCTTACCCAGCCCTTGGCCGCGTCACTCAATTCCTTGATCCGTCTAAAGGCAAAACCCTCCTGGGAATGATGAGTCGCATGGCGGCAGGCAACTTGGTCGATGAACCACTAAGCACCTTCCTTGATGACAACACTGGCGGCACTTGGCTGGGCTTGTTTGGCGCTGACGCTGATCCGGTCAAGCCTGGAATGTCTCGGACGGAAGCCTCGAAAGCAGCGTTCTGGCCAAACTTTGGGATGGCAATGATCATCGGGGGCGGCTTGTCTGGGCTGAGCAGACTGCCAAATCTCAGAAGAGCCAAGACTGCCCAAACCGCAACATCACAAAGGACGACGGCGCGAAGCGAGACGGTAGCCAATGGTGTTCAGCAAAAAGATGAGGACGGGAAGTATTCATTCACGAAAGAGACGTTGCAACCAGAGGAAGCTGAGAATGTCGAAGGTCGGGTTCAAACGGATGACGGCGAGCCAGCCGTAACGGGTGACGTTGGCCCAACTGAAATCACATACGACCCTTCAATCCCTGAAGTAGATGCGGCTTATGAGGCGCTCGAGGGTAACTTCTCAAACGATCAACTCGCTCGAATGAACGAGTTGCAGATGCAGGGCGTTGACACAGCTGTTGCCATTGAGACGGTCAGTTCTCCAGCTCCAGCGGCTAATGCTGTCAATCCAGCTATGGCCTATGACGAAGTTGCTGCACCGGTGTCAAACCTCGCCCAGGGGCAAGGCAGCATCAGTGACCGTTTTGGTTCTGTATCGCAAGAGAACCTGCTGTCACTGGCAAGTCCGCAGAACAGTCCAGCGTTGTCTGAAGCAATCAGTGATGCAACAGGCAAAGAATGGCCCAACTTCAATCGGTTCGACATCCTTGCTGCGATTGAGCGGTTAGATCCCGATGGCCGCACGGTGATGCCATCTCGTCTGATGGGGCAGCCAATCTTGCCAGTCGACGAAATTGAAGTCGATCCACAGCGATTCCAGTTCAAGCAAGGCGTTGATGCCAAGTCAGGAGAGCAAAGAGGTAATTCCCTGGACGGTGTTCAAGTATGGAACGAGGACATGGAAGGTGCCATTCAGGTCTGGACTGACCCGATAGATGGCAAGACCTACGTCGTCAATGGTCACAACCGCTTGGCCAAGGCAGAGAAGTTACGCATTCCTTCGATGCGGGTGGAATACGTCAATGCTCCAACAGCGGAGGCAGCTCGCGCCAAGGGTGCAATTACCAACATTGCCCAGGGTGGCGGCACTTCATTTGATGCGGCTAAGTTCCTGCGTGATTCCAACATCACAGAGCCAGCGCAGCTTGAAGCGTTAGGCGTGCCTATGCGATCAGGGCTGGCCACTGAAGGCTTGGCGCTATCCAAGCTGCCAGGCAACATCTTCCAAGATGCAGTTGATGGCCGGATCAGTAAAGGCAAGGCCCTGGCGCTGGGCGGTAGCGGCCTTGACGAGACCGAAATGCAGCAGGCATACAAGGCGCTGCAATCCCGTGACATGACAGACAGCACCTTCAATGAGGTGTTGCAGCAGGCCCGTTCTGCTCCAACGGTTGAGTCCGCTCAGGGCGACATATTTGGCAACACCGACATGTTGAACCTGATGGTTCAGAAAGGTGAGCTAGCCGGACGGATCCGAAAGGATCTGATGGCAGACAAGAACCTCATGGCGCGTACTGCCAAGAACGCCAACCGCTTGACCGAGGTCGGCAATGACATCAACGAGGTCGGCACTAAGACGTTGGCTGACGACACTAAAGCCCTGCTGGCGGAGTTCGATGCTGACAAGTACATGGACGGCCCCACCAGTGAGCTGTTGAACGAAGGCGCGTTGCAGATTGAGAATGGAGCCAAGGTCAAGGTTGTTGCTGATCGCATTCGTCGTCAGCTGATCGAGGCAGCTGAGAAGAGGCCTGCCCCAGAGAAAGCGATTGATCCAGAGGCCAAGACCGAAGCCCCTGAGGAGACGGTCGAGGTGTTGCCACGCAAAGCTCAGATCAAAAAGATTCTTGCGACTGGAGCGAAGAAGGGTGAATTACGACCATCAACAACTCCTCTAATTGAGACTCCAGATCCGGGGAAAGTTGCGACTGACGGCAAACGTGCTGATGTTGCGCTGCTGGAAGGTCTCGACAACGAAGCTCGCTTAGGTGAGGAGTGGGCTGCCATCGACGATGCAGTTGATGCAGATCGACTTGAAGCAGAACGCAAGGCGATTAACTACGACGAAATGACGTTTGACGAGAAGAAGTCAAACGGGATGCTCGACGGTTTGGCAGAAGCTGATACGTCTCGCGAGCTTCCTCAGGCAAAGGCTGA